CCCCTGTCGCCAAAAATTGAAGCTAATTTATCAAAGCTCTTAACCGCTCTCAACACTTTTAGAGTAGTATATAATAAACCAATGATCGTGAGTTCAGGCTACCGACCAGCGGGGTTTAATACCGTTGCGAAAGGAGCTGCTCAATCCAATCACATGTTTTGTTTAGCTGCGGATTTCAGAGACCCCGACAGTTTATTGGATAATTTCTGCGTTGCGAATCAAGAATTACTGACTGAATTGGGGCTTTATTTAGAGCATCCATATTGGACCAATGGTTGGTGTCATCTACAAATTACACCCCCAGTTAGTGGGAAAAGAATTTTTGTGCCTTCTTCTAAACCCCCATTGGCTGGAAAAAAAGATTTGCTATTTGTTGATTTAAAAGTATGATAATTCCTATGAATAAATATGCAATGTATGCAATCATCGCTACCATAGTAATTACTACTGGAAGCGTCGGTTTATCACTGTGGATAGAGTCTATTGAAAGAGAAGCTATCGAGCGAGCACTCGTAGCGGTTAAAGATAAAGAACAAGAACACACCATTGACACTCAGCAGGATATTATTTCGCAGCAAATTAACTCCGACGTACGGAAGCAAAACATTAAAAAATCTTCTGATGTAATCAAAGAAAAAACAGTTAAAGCTTCAACAGTTGTTGAAAAACAAAATATGCAAGAACAGCTTTCGGAAGAAATAAACTGTTACATCGATGAATTTAATAATAGAAAAGTATGCGAAATGTCATTTTAATTTGTGCGGTAGCGATTCTTTTAGTTGCTTGCAATAAGAAAACCAGCATAGAAGTTCGCACGATAAAGAAGCCAGCTTATACTTTCACGTTAGATAATGTACGTCAAATAAAAATTATAACTAATGATAGATGCTATCTCCTTAATTACCCAAAAACACCAGTGGTTTGTATGACGGAGGAAGACTTTCAAGCTAATCTTGACAACTACCGTATCTTTTTGGAACTGGCTAAACAACACAAATCTTCAGTGTTATTTTATGAATCTATCAAATGATACCTGTAAAGAAACTTTTGTTCATAGACCCTAAAGAATACGAACTACACCACGGGGAAGACAAAATGAAGTGGTTTTTTAGAAGATGCCTTGCATTATCCGCTAAGTGGAGTAATAGGACGGTGGTGTATTCAGTGATTTTATTGGCTGCATTTCTACCCGATGCTCGAGAAGGAATAAAAGAAGTATTGGGTTTTCTTGGAGTTTATATTGGGGGTAACTTTACCATTCAAGCTATATACATGGGGGCAGCAACCTACGCAGATTTGAAAGAAAATAAACAAAAATCATCCGAAGATAACCAAATCACATAATGCTATCGCATCTGCTTCGTTATCGTCTTTGGGGAAAATATTAAGCTTTTGTTTTACCGCCATGATGACATCTTCTTTTCCTGCGTTACCTTTGCCAGTGATGTGTTTCTTAATAGTACCTACTGGGATACCTCTGTATTCAATAGCGTTTTGCAAACACCATGTTTGAAGAGTGGCAACGAAGCCACCATAGATATGTGCTGCATCCGTGCCTATGTGTTTTCTCACTTCTTCATATACGCAACTTGTAAAAGCGAACTCTTTGTGCAAAGCTTCGATATGCAGTAAGAAGCTGAGATACCGTTGCCCATGAGACTGATACCTCGATGGCTGAAAACTTTTCGCTCCACTTTTGATATGCTTCTTTGTGTGTGGTTCAACAGCAGAGTATTCTCCGATAGCCCAGCCTGTGGTGGTGCCTAAATCTAAAGCTAATATTTTCATAATTTCTATTTAAAAACGTCCTCCTCTTCTATGTCGCCTGCTAATGCGATGTAATTCGCACCATCAACGAAATTATCAAGGTTGTTTTTGTCCCCACCCTTGAAGCGGGCCGCCTTAAGCATAGACATCATAAACCCTACATCCTTAGCAGAAATTCCCGCCCCGGTATATGCAGACCACAGGCTTGCAATCATTTCAAAATTAGCTTTGGCAGCACCGTGCATCTGCGAACGACCTTCGCGGATTTTAAAAATCTCGCTATATACTTTACTATTCATAGAATCAATATTAATTACACAAACAAAATTCCGGGAAGTCAGAAAATATTTCTTTCATCTGCTCCGATGAATACGAGATACACACTTGGGTGTTAAACCATACATTATAAAAAGCAACTCCTTCTGAAGTTAGCTGTAATTCTACTTTCGTAGCTTCGTTAATTGATATCATATATTTAAAAATTAATTATTTTTTATACCTTTTTCCTTTCCAACCTTCAGCCTTAATAGGAAAATCCGAAGCCCATGCAGGCAGTCCACACATAAGTTCTTCGTATTTTTCTACTGAGCCAAAGGTTTCCGGTGTCTCGCATATAACCTCATCGTGAGAGTGCATGATAACTTTGTACCCCGCAGCTTCCAAATTCAATAGATTATAAGCAATCAAATCTCTACAAATAGCTTGGACTATGTTCTCCACGATTAACCCACCATACAGGTTAATCTTTCCCCATATTTTTAATCCATCTGCCATTCTTTCACCCATATAACTGAGCTTGTCTTTTTCCCTTCCTTTAAAAATTTCCGTCTCAAGAATCGGTTTATAATATGCTAAGCACCTACCGCTGGGGAGTTTGCAGTATAAGAATTGTTTGTTGACAAACCAAGTAACTTTACCTTCGGTAATTGGTCTCCCTGTTCTAACTGCCAATGCTGCTGCACGTTCTTGAGCATACCATTGCTTAACTATCATATTATTTTTAGCTCGGTATGAAGCAACAGCCTTCTCACAAAACTCTTCGGATATGATAATATTATTTGCTTCGCAACGGATACGGAACCTATTTGGTCCCATACCGTAACCACAAGCAAGTATAAGTTCTTTACCTACCATTCTTTCTTGACTATCTTTTTTAATACCACTTACTGGCACGCCATAAGTCGCGGCAGCTTGTTTCTCGTACACCTTTTCATTGTTTCTAAAGTCATTAAGCAAATCTTCTTGGTGCGAAATCCATGCAACGCCTCGTGCTTCTATCGCTGCATAATCGGCAACATAGAAAGTCTTGCCTTCAGGTGCTGCAATCATACCTCGTAAAGCCGACGATAGGAAATCCATCGTACTAACTCCGTAGCATGCTTCGATAAAATCAGATGACTTGAGTTTTAGAATCTCAATCGCAGTGTCCATGTCTTTAATCTTTCCCCTTGGAAGGTTCTGAAACTGCACATTCTTTCCCACCCATCTTCCAGTGGAAGCACCATGGTACATATAATTATCTCTGATTCGGTTATCTTCGTCAATACAGTCAAGCATTTTTTTATACTTAGCTGTACTTGTTTTAGCGTTAGCTTGCCGTACATGTATTAGTTGCTTAACTTTCTCCGGCAGAGTATCGTCTTTAATTCTCTCTGAAAGATAATGTTTGTTGAATCTTTCCATCTCACAACCTTGTGCTTCCGCCCAACGGCGGCAAGCTTCTACTTGCTTAAAGCTGGTAACTTCTCCCTCAGTAAGGTCTCGTATTTTATCAAGGGCTTTTGCAGTGTAATCTAATCCCATTTGCCGAGCTATCTCAACAGCTTCTTTATCAATCGGGATACCTCTTTCATTTATTGTTTGGTCCAAGAACCATACTCGTTGTTCAAAATCAGAAAGTTGTCTGAGCTTTTTTGATATCTCCCGTTCAGCCTCAACATCTCGCATACAATAATCGTAGAGGTCTTGAAATTCTTCAGGGTATTTCTCCGGTAGGTATCTCGTATCGGAATTATTTTTTGTTGCGCGCTTAGGCTTACACAGCTTTAGCATTATATTTTTTCCTTCTAAATCTTTTTGGTGTTTGCACTCAAGATATTTTGCAGCGTCTTCCAATGACCGAGGAAGAGCAAGAGTGGAAACAAGGGCGGCTGAACATCGCCACTGGTGCTGTTGGATTTGTGGGAAACCATAGCGTTTCGTAGCGATATTCTGCCATATACATCTTTCAAAGAAAGCGTTGTGTGCTTCAACTATTCCTCCCGCTTTTATGCAGTCGAACAGCCTGACAAGATTAGAATAAATACCATTTTCCTGATTGTCAAGTGGTGTCCATAGTTGAATCGGTTCGTCATCAATGGCAAAAGCCATGCATAAAATTTCCGTCGTTGGGTGCTTACTATATATGTAAGCCCCATGCGACCGGATTTCACATTCGGAATAAGTCTCAAAGTCTATATAAATCATACCCACAATAGATTAATTATTCTTATTCAAAATGCTCTGAGTTCTGATTGTCGTATTCATCATCAGCTAACGATTCAAACGCATCAAACGCTCTCACGTTTTTAGAGAATGGTTCTGATGTTCTCTCAACAAGCATTACACCTTGCAAACTCGCTGCTATACCACGGTTACCGTTGTAATCATAAGCATAAAACTGAATGCAAATATGCCCGAAGTCCCCCCCAACCAATTCATTTTCTGATTCCAGTTGCTTACGGTTTCTATCGTAGACTTCTACATCACCGCGGGAAGCGTCATTGCGGCAAGTAATGTAATACTTACCAGCGTATGTAGGGTCCTCCCGCAAATCTCCATCCTTGATAGGCGACTTAAGATTCTTTGGATATTTAGTTTTATCAAGACCAAACTTCTTTTGCGTAGCAGCGTCGATAGCTTCTTGCACTTTTTTAAGGTCAGTGGTTTTGTCAAAGAGAATATCAACAGAATAATATTTTTTCCCGTCTTTGCTAAGATTGTTCGCCCTTGGGTTAAAAAGGCAAGGATAAGAAAATTGTCCTTTTGGCGTTACCACCTGTGCAGATGAAGTCGTCATACAGATTAAGATTAATTAATAACTTGGTTAAACATTTCGCTCACACTAACGCCTGCGGCGGAGGGTCTATCATCCTCTTCGGTAACAAGAGAAACCCCTGTTATCGGATTGAATGTTAGTTCCTTTAGTCTCTTCTTATCTATGCCTTTCAGCTTCTCTAATTGAGACGGCGACTTGAGTTTCTTAGGTTTAACCTCGTAGAGGTCTTCCCCAAAATTCTCAAATTCTTTTTTAACTCGTTCTTCGTCGGCCCATTTACGGTTGCCAGTTTTCTGAACGAGCTTGTATCCCGGTACACTCTCGCCTCTTTGTACTGCATTGAATACAAAAGA